GGCTTATGGTGTTCCCAGGGTGTTTAACGGGCCCCACGAAAGGGGGCATGGCCGAATCCGGAGGGCTCGCGCTCGGCGGGTTTCTTTGGGGGCGATCCGAACTTACGCATAGGACGTGAAACAGAATAATGCCGATCCCGACACATATTCAGATCGACGATCGTTGGTGGTACAGGGGATTTCTGGATGGGTTGGCACTTGGGTTCGTTCTAGGTGCCGCGGCGGCGGCCTATGTGTTGAACAAGATTTAACGGCGGATGTTCTTGAGGAGACGAGCACGGCGCAGCGTCTTCTGGGTGTGGCGCTTGGGGTGAGCCAGGACATCGTCGACATACTGCTCCGGGGTCTTGTGGTGACGAAGAGCCTCGCGGGTGAAGGAACCGCGCTTCATCTTGCCCATAACTCCCTGGATCCACTTCTTGGAGCGACGGGTACGACGACCACCCATCTGAACCTTGGCGGCATTCACTGCACCCGAATACTGGGCGCCTTCAGGGACATACTCTCCAGTGACAGTCTGCGTAAAGTTTCCAGGCATTTACTCGTATAGCGGGTAAAAAATGTATGGTCGGGGAGATCGAGTGGGCGGCTCGGGAGACGATCCGTCAATTGAACGAGACGTTGTCGTTCAATGTTGAGTATATCGACGAGCATCTCTACAACGTCCACCTTACAGATACTGTAGGCCCTGGATCGTTTATCGTGGAGATCCGGTATAGTCCAAACGCCACGTGCAGTGTTTCTACAGCGTTCGCAATACAGCCTGAACGGATTACGCTGTTCATGGAGATTTTTGTCAAGATGTTGAATGCCTAAAAACGGATTCTGGCGATCGAGGGATCCGGTATACCATTGGAAAAATGGCACTCAACTATGCAGCACTCGGATTCAACGAAGAGCAGAACATCATGTTGCAGGATGGATCCAAGGCAATCAGTCACGCAGAGTTGTGGGAGTGGCTCAAGAACGTCCAGGAGCCAGCGGAGGGGTACTCCAAGATGATGTGCCGCGAGATCGACATCATCGGACACTTCATGGTCTTCCCGCACCACGAGGAGTCGTTCAACGAGACAATGCGCACCCTGCACCTCGAGGCGCGAGTGGGTATCGATGAGTTCTGCACCCTGCACGCGGGCAGGATGGAGATCGAGACTCCACCTGCACCCAAAAAGGTGGTACCCCCACGCAGTCCGGAGATGGATGCAAGGGTCATTGACGAGTACAGGAACCGCCCGCCATTCAAGTCTACACCCAAATGGTCCAAGGAATACATTACAGCATACCCGGCCGTGCTCCGTCTTCTGGAGCAGAATCTACATGGATGACCGAGTGGTGAAGGTGGCAGTCTCAAGATCTGCTGACGCAAGTCTCATGGGTTCGAATCCCATTCCATGTATCAAACCCTTTCTGGCATCTTATCTGCAACAACCTTCTCTAACTTGACAATCGTCTTGGGGGGAGAGCACGCGTGAATCTCCGGAAGACGACACTTGACACAAAACTCAACTCCACACTTGCAAGAGTACGTAAGATGCGTCTTCTTGAGGCAGTGGGGGCACTTCATTTTTGATTTCTCCATTGAAGTAGAAACAAGTCTTCGTTTTTCATTAATGGAGGAGTATGTCGAATACGACAGGGCCGGCTTCTTGCAAGCTGGGTACAGTGTCGAAGGTCTGAAATTAATGACCCAAGAACTATGTACTGTAAACAGACCGGGACAACTCCCCGCCGGTCTTCACGCTGGGTATGTTGACGAGTATCTAGAGATCCAAGATTGGCCAGACGGTCGAATCATCGGATTGCTGTTTGGCAGAGGGCCGGTAGGTGTGATTTTGTACGATTATATAGATCCAACTACGGTTGTACGGAGGTTCATTTGCGGACAGAGACGTGGTCAAAGACTGAATGAAGAATTCGAAAAGAGCATACTGCAGCGCACACGTGAGCCAGTTACCGTGTTTCTCGTTGCACTACCGGATACTATTGCGATCCATGCAAGGTATGGATATACCGTAGACGAGACTCGTGACACGCCTGAACAAGTTCGCTATTTGAACATATTACACGAAAGTGGTCTAACTCTTATGAAGAAGACGGTTTCTCCTCCTGCGGGTGGTCGTAGACTTCGCAGAACGGCGCGTCTTTTTCGCTCGACGTCCACCAGACGGCGCAGGCGGCATAGAAAAAGTCTTTACTGAAGGACCAACGAAGGCTCCAGTCTCATCACGCGCGCCCGTACGCGAAAGAGTAACTCCATAATAAGGGTTCCCATCGAATGCCCCGGTTACAACGGCCTTATCCCACGCAGTGTAATTAGCAGTTGTCATGCATCCGATCGATCCGGCGCCAATGCGAAGTTTATAGCCATCTACCGCTTGGTCGATGCGATAATAGTACGTCATTGGCGTTCCGCCGGGTGCCCGATCAAGAGTCATCACATCCTTACATGTCTCGGCATCGGGTAGGTCTTCGCGAGAAAGCTCGTAATATACAAAGTCTTCAAACTTGAGAGCATGTTCCTGTAGTTGCTGTTTGATAAATGTTTGCAGCTTCTCCAAATCACCCTCTTCAAGATCAGGGTCAATTGCATCACTGATATAACCTAACAATGCGTCGTAGCTTTCCGGTGTAGGATTCTTATAGAATGCCGTGACTAGTGCGAGATATTCACCTTTCTTTTTAAGTTCTTCGACGAGTCTCCTACGAAGACCACCCCGCATTGTTTACACGCAGGAAATTAGGAGGGTAACGAGGGTTTGTAGTGCGTCACGTTCAATGACCTTGCGGAACTGGCTGCGGTACAGGGGCCGGTCGGATCGGCGCTTCCCCTTGCACAAGTAGACGATATGGTCACATCCACCGTCTCGAGCATTCGTAAAGGTAACTGCGGCATCGGATATGGCATTCTCCAGGGCAAGAATGATCGTCTTGACTCCCGGGTACCGGAGACGCATGGTGCGGAAATCCGTACATGCCCGGTCATACATGCATGAGTCCAGATAGGCCTTACACTCGATAACACACACGAGTCGATCGTTCACGTACACGTGGCGATCCACTTGCTGTTCCTTTGTAACGCCATTCACGGTGATTGACTGCAAGTCGTCATCGCCTATACGCGGATTCAACGGAATCTCGGCTTCACGCAACTGACGACACACGAGATCCACAACTTCTTCAGTCGATACACCGCGTTCACGTCGCAACGCACCTCCCTGATCTTGGTTTTCAAGTTGATCCATGGCCGTTGCAAGATGGTTGGTAATTTGACCGTAAAGGTCGTTGAATTGGTTCGATGTGAGCATAAAGTATCCGTTGATAGTGTTCAAACTTTTCGTTTCCCATCAATACAATGCGTTATACTGCATCCGTTGATTACGACGTTCGATTCTCGCAGAAGGATTTTGTGCGTGACTTGCAGATTTATCTTGCTGATCCGGATGGATGGGAAGGCAAGGGGTATCACTTTGAACTTGTGAAGGAACGTCCGGATATTATCATCCGTCTCTCATCTCCGGCGACCATTCGGGCGCGATGCGGAGATGGAAATTTGAGTTGTGCAGAGTTGGGGGGCACACATGTGTTTCTGAACTCGCAACGATGGATGCACGGATCCAAAGAGAGCAAGTTGCCGTTGGAGGAGTACCGTCAATACATGGTCTCGCACGAAATTGGACATATTCTGGGTCACGACCACGTAAAGTGCCCGGGTCCCGGAAAGCCTGCTCCGATCATGATGCAGCAAACCTTGGGAATTGGTCATTGCACGCCTAATACGCGGGTGTGACGACGCCGACGCGTCCGACCTCCCCGGGGGATATACCCTAGTTGCATAATCGCCCGATCCATATTGTCAATTTGTCTTTCTAAATCCGTGACACGCTTCAGAAGACCTATAACAACCACTTGTGTCGCAGTCATCGTCAAAGGTTGAACAGGAGGGGCATCGGGAGGACTTACACCTAGGTCCGCTAACTCGTTCCTGTGTCCTTCTATCCAACCTTGAATCGGTTGCTGAAATGGGAAGCGGGGATTAAATCCTTCTTGAGCAGCAGGATTGTCCGCCATTTAGTATAGATTCTAGATTTAGTTGGTGGAAGGAAGCAACTTTAGTTACTGTAGGCCAGGCCACCCATGCCAGACATGACACGGAAGATGTTGTAGTTGACGGCGTAGAGGCGGAACAGGTACGGGTAGGCCGGGGTCGGGTACGTGCCCACACCGCCATTGACCTTGCTGTCAAACACCAGGGTCGTGGTATCGATGCGCGAGAAGTTGCACGTTCCGGACGGCTGGTGCTCCTCGGGCTTCAGGGCAAACGAGTAGACGTTGATCGGGTTCGACTGCGGGAGGTCATCATCCTGCAGCGTGAACGTCGCCGAGAAGGACGACACCGTTTGCGGGCTGTTCACAATGTATGTGCCCACGCCGCCCGAGCCCGTACCAAACGCCGTGACGTACGTGCCATTAGTAACACCCGTGCCGGTGATGAGCATACCGATACGGATCGTGCCAGACAAGGACGAGCCGCTGGGAACCGTGAGGACGTTGGATGTGATCGTGCACAGTGTGGCAGTTGCAGTGGAGATAGACGCCGTAATCACATCCTCGCGGCTCGGGAAGAAGCCACCGCCCGAGTGGTGCTGGTAGGGCTGGACCTTCCAGAAGTAGTCGCCATAGCGCTCATCGAAACGGTCCTGGCCGTTGATCTGGATACGGCAACGTCCGGCAATGTCGTCATAGCTGAACGGCTGCGTGTATCCATCGGCGATCGAGGTGGTCGAGCCGCAATCGCACTTGCGGGCATCCTGGAACACCCACACCAGCTCCTTCACCGGGTGGTTCAGCGTCAGGTCCAGGCGGCAGTTAGGCGTGGTCAGGGACTGCTGGGCATTGAACTGGAGCTGGTCAATCAGGTACTCGTGCGTCTGCTGGGCAAAGCGGCGGCGCTCCTCCGTGTCGAGGTAGATGTAGTCAATGTACAGGGCAGCCTCGCGGGGCGCCGGGAGGAGTGCAGCCTGGGAGGGGATCGTGCCCGCAGTTCCCGGGGTACCATAGACCAGGTCCGTAGCCTTGCGGAAGTAAAAGTTGAAGTGAACCTCGTGGTACTGGAGGGCAATGAGCGGCAGAGCCAGACCCGGGTTGCGGTTGAACCAGAACGAGAGGGGGATATAGAGAACCGACGGACGACCATTGCACGAGGTGAGCGTCGACGTGGATCCACCCTGGTTGCCGCCAAGCATGGAGTCCAGCTTGACACTCTGATCGTAAGGAGCCGAGAGGGACTCCCAAAGAAAAAGCCACTCGCCGTAGTGGCGGTCCATGATCTGACCGCCAATCTCAATCTCCACGCGATCAATCATGAGGTAGCCGAGACGGCGCGCGGCACCCAGAGTCCACGAGATGGACGGAGAGGTCGTGTCAGGCAGGGTGAGTTCAAGGTAAGTCCGGTACATTAGGTCAGCGTTACGCTTAACGACCACGACGGAACGCTGGCCCCAGGTCGGGGCACCCGTGAAGTTCACACGCATCGACTCCATGGCAAAGTTCGTGTGACGCTTGTACATCACCTTCCAGAAGGTAATGTGAGGATTTCCAGTAATGTATGCATCCTGTGCGCCATAGGCAACGAGCTGAAGAAGACCACCGCCCATAGTGTTTATTCTTTGCTAGGATATATTCTTCCTCAACTAACTCGTCTTGGCCGCCTTTCCATTCTGCTTCCACATGCTGTCGCAAACCGCACACTGGTACATCCACACTACATTTGTTGCATCGAGCTTCATGCCAACAATGTCCGACACTTGTCCGGGAGCGCGGGTCGCACAAGAGCGGTTCGGACACACCATGGTTGTGAAGCGAGGGAGCGTTGAATCGTACTTCAAATACGGATTGATCGAGTACTGCACAGACGTGTCTCGATGAATCTCGTGGTCGTATACGATCGGATTCTCATTGGTCACCGGCTCCTCATAGTCACAATCCGGCTTGCGGCACGTGCGGAAGGCCCCATCCTCCTTCTCAACAATCTCGTAGAGCATATTGTCACACTTTTTGCAAAAGAGAAGAGAGCTCATTGTGTCTTCTTTGTCTTTGTTTTCAAGGCTTCCGTTTTTCGGACGTGACGAGCCGAGTAAACGTCTGCGCGCTTCTCCTTTGCAGTCTTTTTGGTTTCGCGGCGTGTCTTGGGAGGATCCATTTGCCCTCTACATGTAAAAAGTTGTTGTTTCCGTTTTTTAGGCCCACGTCAGAACGCCATTGAC